ATACTACGGTCTTACTGTGCACATTGACCAATTGTCGTGAGCAAAATAAGTGTGTATAATTCGGGGAGTGAAACGAATGGATTGCGTTAGGCAATTAAGTATAGTTCTGCTGTTTAGGTGGGTTTATGAACGGTGTGGACTGCTCAATTCTTCCGATATTTGAGGATGGGGTGAAATCAGGGAGAAAAGCTTAATCGGAAGCAATTAAGGTCTTAATTTCGATGGCGGACATACGGATTACCGAGACTTCGGGAGTCGGTATGTCTGCCATCCTGTTTTTATGGAATAAGTGACTGACCGCTTCGGCTGTTCGAGGCAAAAGTTTGGCAGACGGATAGGCATCGGTCTGACAAACTTCAATGCTACGGACAAGATCCGAAACGGGCAGTCGCTTTAATTGGAAACTCAGTATGTAGGTGTGATGACTATACCTAATTAAGTATAGCCATTGGAATAGGCGGTTAAAGTGCCATGAACTGTGCCATATACTGCAACAGACCCGATGAGTCATTGAGGTGTAACAACTCTTATATTTCTTTGCACCAAGAAAAACGAAATGACAGCGAAAAGAAAAATGACAATAACGATGAATGCGATAGAATTTAGTGAGGTGAATTATGACACCCGATACGCAATGATATGTCACACTATGACACGTATAGACACACTCATTGCAGTATGCTTTTTACTGCTTTTATTTGCAGTGGGAATCGTCAGGATAGTGTGTAAATGTAGCCAAACGGTATCATTCCGACGCCACAAGCTGCCACATCATCAAAACGTTTGGATAGAGACTTCAACCTACTTTATCTTAGCGGACGGAACAACGGAAATTATGTGTAACTATAAATATTGACAACAATGAACATCATCAGTTTTGAAGAAAGAACCTTTGAGGGAATTGCTGCCAAGTTTGAGTACTTCGTGCAGCGAGTGGACAACCTTTGTCGCCGACACGGTGAGAAGAAAATTGACGAGTGGATGGACAACCACGATGTGTGCCGAAGACTGCGTATCAGTCCGAGGACATTGCAGACGCTTCGTGACAACGGAACGCTTGCGTTCAGCAAGATTGGGAACAAGACCTACTACCGTCCCGAAGATGTTGAACGCATTATCAGGATTGTGGAGGATAGACGCAAGGAAGCCAAATGGCGAGGTAGAACCATTTGACCGAGTGAAATGAATAAACTAATAATGATAAATACTTAAAGCGTATGAACAATGAAATTCGAGAAAAAGACCATGAGTGGGTAAAGATGTTCCACTCAAGTCTCGACAGATTATTGGTGTCGATTGAAAAGATGTTTGAGAGCCGACAGCCGGGAGCATTCAACGATGAACTGCTGACAGACAAGGAGGTCGCACACATCTTAAAGGTGAGCCGAAGAACACTACAAGATTATCGCAACAACGGAATTTTGTCCTACATTCAGGTAGGCGGTAAAATCCTCTACCGTACTTCCGATGTGCAACGCACAATTATGAGCGGATTCAAGGAGGCGTACCGATTACGGGATAGCGGATAGAACGGTAGTCCTCAAACAGAACAGCACCCTTTGGCTTTATTGTCAAAGGGTGCTGTGATAATAGTCTGTGGAATCAGTGAAATCAGTATGTCAAGGCGAATTTCAAACCGACAGCCTCCGAAATCATTATGAATGTGGAAAGTTGCATATCGGTTTCACCTTTTTCGAGCATAGCCACATACTCACGCTTTTTGCCAATCTTATCGGCAAGTTGCTGTTGGGTAATTCCTGCGGCTTTACGGGCATTTTTCAACACCTCGGCATAGTACCAGGCACGAGACTTCGCATCGAACTCATCACGCGAAGCAGTACCCTTTGCTCCGTACTCATCGACAAACATATCCTCTGTGGTAGGAAGATGTTTGAGCTTGTTAATGTCAATCTTTGGTCTCATTGCTGTAAACTGTTTAAAATTTGTTCCGCTTTTTGTATCTCCTTTTTATAATCCTTTGTGGACTTCTTCATAAAACCATTCAAAAGAAGTATCTGCTCGGCTTCAATGAAGTTCTCGTGGTCTATGGTAAAAAGGATTACCCTATACTCATTGCCTACCGAAATACGCAACTCATAGAAATCGGTATCTACAAGTTTCTTTACCAATTTGGTATTTACGACCTTTACATCCGCAATAATGTTCATCGCATATTTGACCTTGTTCTGAACATTTGCAGGTAGCGAGTTGTAAAACTCATCAAATTCTGTACTTCTTATCATAGTCCTCATGTTGCAAATGTAATACATTTATTACATTCTACAAAGCAAATGCCAAAAAAGTTTACGCACGAATGAGAATTTCAGCGATGCGAAGCCTATTATTTTTCTGGAGGGAGTGCAGTTTGCCGTCTGCCCAATTATGATTATCCATAAAAATATCCCTCCCTATATAGAAACTTGAAACAGCGTACAAATCGGGCTATCAGTTCTGAGCCTGTTTGTACGCTGTTGTTTTTCTGTTTATTACTTTTCCATCGGTCGTTTGTTTCCGTTGCCGTCTGCATTTTTGAGTACAGGGCTTGAAAGGTGAAAGGTTTTTGGGCTGAATACTCTCCACAGGAGGAAGATTCTGCCTGAAACGGCTTGCCGCTCGACCTTTCAACTTTCAACTCGGTCTGTACTACCTTCGCAGACGAGCTTAGGAAACGGGCGAATGATGGAATCGGAATGCTAATTGAAAATTGAATCACCTTTTCTAAATCCGTTTGCGAACAGAACTATATTGCAATCGTTCTTCGGATAGAGTCGATTCATCATATATCGTCTGAAAATCTCACTTTCTCTGCTGTTGATTCTGAATGCAATGGCTATAATCATTTCAATAGAATAGGTGTCTATACTTCTACGCTCGTCAAGCCTGATATATCGCAATGTTTCAGATTCAGTCAGCGCACCATCCTTGTAAACGGCATTGATAGCTCTGCGAATATCACGACCATAGACCTTGAACATATCAGCTATCTCTTCCTGCATCATCCAAACGGGTGCAGTGGGAATACCCACCACACCGTTATTGATTGTTATGATTCCTCGTTTCATACGGTTACATTATTATTGGTTTTACTTCTTTTTTCTATCAACTTATCCATTTCCTTTGAAATTTTGTCCTCCGTAATCTTGGCATATCCTTGGGTAGTGGTGATGTTGGAGTGCCCCATCATTTTTGCAATGCTCTCGATTGCAATACTTTCGGAGATAAGGAGGACTCCGAACCCATGTCGGGCTTGATGGTAGGATAAATCATCGGTTCTGCCCAAGATTACTCCGATCTCTTTTATCTCATGCCAAATGGAATCCCTGTTTGGCAATGGAAATACAGGATTGTGCATATCGGTTGTGTTGTACAAGCCCATAATCTGCTCTGCTATCGGATGCAGCGGTATGACCGCTTCCACTCCCGTTTTCTTACGGTTGATACGGATAAAGCGTCTGCCTTCCGCTGTCGTTTCAATATGGCGGGGATGAAGCTGCTTGATGTCCGCATAGGCAAGCCCTGTCAGGCATGAGAAGATAAATGCCCGTCTTCCCAACTCTGCCCGTCCGTCACCCAATGGTATTTCCATGATTCTTTTCATCTCCTCACGGGTTACATATTTGTGTTTGGGAGAGGGCTTCTTCTCATATTCCACCTCCTCGCAAGGGTTGCTTCTGAGCATCTCATTATCTACGGCAAGATAAAGGAGCCTGTTCAGCCAACACAAGCAACGGTTGGTCTGTGTGGAACTGAAATTCTTGTTCTTCATCAAGAACGCCTTATAGCCCTTTCCGAAGTCTTCCGACACTTCATCAAGGGCAATATCTTCTTTGCCCATAGAGGTAAGATAGTCCGTCAAATATTTCTGAAAATATTTGGAATGCCTATAAGTGGATATTGAATTGATTTCCTTACTGCGTATTCTCAAACGCTCACGCTCGATTTCTCCCATTTGAAGCAGGTGGGTAGGAACAACGAACTGCTTAGTTACACGGTTCTTGATAATCTCCGCACTTACAACGCCCTGTGTCCGTAGAATCTCCTCATAAATCTGTTCGATATATTTGCGGTACTCCTGCAATCTGAGTTTTTCCCTTACGGTGCGTACCGTTCCGCTCTTGGTGTTCCAGTCTTCAGGCTTGCAATAGATGCCTGTGGTTATGACCGTATTCTTCCCGTCAATGGTGATACGGCACATGATGGCGGTTGTACCGTCAGCCTTGATTCTGCTGCGGTTGATATAGAATAATACTGAAAATGTACTTCTCATAATTTTTGTTCTAATGGTTATAATACGAGTTTGAAATCTTGGGTAGCCTCAATGAGTTTGTCCATATCCTCAAACAGCTTTTTTGGTGTTACACGGGCATATACCTGTGTTGTCTGTATGTTGCTATGTCCCAACATCTTGGAAATGGTCTCTATCGGAACACCTGCTTCGAGGGTAATGAGCGAAGCGAACGAGTGACGTCCGACATGGTAGCTGACATCCTCCTTGACACCTGCCAATACTGCCAATGCCTTCATGTGGCCTCTCAGGTTCGGATAGTGAATCATGGGGAACAGCGTATCACGTTCATCATCGTGGTATTTCTCTATCAGTGCAAGGGCTTCGGGCAGAAGTTTCACGGCTGCACGAAGTTCATTCTTCTTTCGGCGATACTTCAACCACAACTTACCCTCCTCATCGGTATATAGGTTCTCTTTGGTGACGGTTACAGCATCAATGTATGCAACACCCGTATAGCAGGCGAAAAGAAACAGATCCCTTGCAAGGCGATGGGTGGTTCGATGTGGTGCTATCTCCACATCACGGATTTTCTCAAAACTTTCACGGCTCAATGCTCGGGGAGTCTTGACGGTCTGTTTCGGGAGTACATAATGCTGGAAGAAGAATCTTTCGGAATGTCCTTCCTTGTAGGCTTTTCTGCATACCTTCTTGATGATGGCAAGGTAGTGGCGTGCGGTATCTACGGCATATCCCTTTTCATCAAGAATGAAATTCTCATAATCGTGGATGAACTGTTCGGTAAGCTGTCCGAAAGCCAAATCCTTTGTCTTGAACTTCTTTTCGATGAACTCCCGTAAGGTACGGCAAGTATGGTCGTATGCCGGGTATGTTCCTTTGGCTCTGTCTATACCGATACGGCTCTTAATCTCATCACGAAGAGCGTCCATCATCTTCATGAATGTCATTTGAGTGTTCATGCTGCCTTGAAAGGCATCCTTGACAGAGGTCGCATCAAAATCCACTTTGCGTTCCATCTGGGAGTCAAATGCGGAATTGATGTCAAGCAGCAGCTTGTCAATCTTGGCATTGATTTCAACAGCCTCCTTGCTCTTGCCGTTGAGTCGGCTTTCACGAGGATTCCACAAATGGGGAGTACACGACAACTTACAACTGAACTGCGAGATAGTTCGGTTTACAGTAATGCGTCCCATGATGGGAGCCTTACCCGACTTGTCCAATCCGCTCTTTTTGAGGTAGAGCAACACCTTGAATTTTTCTACTTTCATACGCTTATATTTTTAGTGGCAAAGTTAGCCTGTATATAAGCGTTCTTAACTATGCAAAATGATGACAATCAGTGCAATGTGATGCTGTTCCAAATTATTTCGTTATCACATCATCATTAGGTAACTGCCTTGCTAACGATTTGGTAACTGAACACCTGTCGCAATCCGTGATTTCTTGCGTTATACATACTGTGCAACAAAATCGCTTTTGGCTGTTTCTCAACCATTTACGTTCGGCATCTTCAATTCTGTAATCGTTTGCTCAGCTAATTGTTTTCCATATGGCTAGACATACTTTCGCAACAACTGTTACGCTGACAAACGGTGTACCTATTGAGTCGGTCTGTAAGATGCTCGGCCATAGAAACATTCGCACTACTCAGATATACGCCAAGGTCATCAATGAGAAGATTGCGCAAGACATGTCGCTCCTGGCAAGCAGAATTGGCTCAGACTTCTCAATGCCTCGTACTAAAAAACGCGCCACAGCATAGCGTGTTTCCTATTCACTTGTCGGCCGCTCCACCTGGGGCGGCTATTTTACTGATGCCTTTGGAATGTCAGACCAGAGGGTCGTGTAGTGTGGCGATTGGCTCTCGCTGGCCGACTTGATTGCGCCACTTCCCTGGATGCCGATTTTTACCGCACCACGCCCGAATGTGTGGTTGATGGCATCCATAGCCGAGGATAGTCTGTTCTCGCGCTCTATGGCCGCAGTGTCGGCAAACAACGAGCGAACAACGCCCGACTCTGGTATGAGCTTGCTAATGACCACTCCCGCCTTCTTATATCCGTAGCCACGCTTGTACACTTCGCGTGTAGCATTCACTGCCGCTGCCACTATTGCGCGGTGGTCGTTGGTAGCCTCTGGGTACGACACAAGCACCGAGCCATAGGTCTGTGGCTCATTTTCCTTGAAACGATTTGTGTAGGCAAAGACCATCATCTCAACACAAGCAGAGTGTTGTGCGCGGAGCTTCTCGGCTGCCGAGGCTGCGAAGTTGGCCACCTGCTCGGCAAGCTCTCCGACCTCGGTTATCTCCTTGGCAAAGCTCCTCGACACGCATATCGACTGCTTTGCCTCAATGGTATCCTCAAACTCAATGGCTGGTATGCCACGCAACTCCTGCCAGGTACGCAGACCTACGATGCCGAACAAACCACGCACCAGGCCTTCGTCCATCTGCGTAAACTCCCACGCTGTCGAGATGTTCCTATCGTGGAGCTTGCGGGCGGTCTTGCGACCGATACCCCAGACATCCTCGATTGGGAATTTGCGCAATACCTTCTCGATGTCCTGCGGGCGGTGCATATAACACCCTCCTCGCAACTTTGGGTACTGCTTGCAGAGTTTAGATGCTATCTTGGCGAGTGTTTTTGTTGGTGCTATACCTACCGATACGGGTATCGATGTCAGTCGCCAGCACTCGCTCGATATCCTCTTTGCATAGGCATCGAAGTCGATATTCTCCATACCTCGCAAGTCCAGGAACGCCTCGTCAATAGAATAGACCTCCACCGCTGGTGCGTACTCCTCGAGCACCCAACGCACACGCTGGGACATATCCCCATAGAGAGCCATGTTGCCCGAAAAGACAGCAACATTGTGTTTCTCTACTATATCGCGGATTTTGAATAGTGGGTCGCCCATCTTTATGCCGAGAGCCTTCGCTTCGTTCGATCGCGCAACAGCGCAGCCATCGTTATTCGAGAGTACGATGACTGGCTTGCCTTGCAGGTCGGGGCGAAATACTCGCTCACACGATGCATAGAAGTTATTGCAGTCGGCCAGGGCGAACATAGGCTATGCCTTCTTTATAACATAGGTTGCCACTCCCCAGATCATAAACTGATTCTCGGGCGACACCTCGATAGGCTTATATTTGTCGTTTAGTTCGTTTGCAGGCATCAGGCGTACATGACCATCGAGCATCTCCACACGCTTAACGGTGTACTCGCCATCGATGTAGCAGACAGCCTTGCAGTTGTTGTAAGGCTCAATGGCGCGGTCAACAATGATGATGTCGCCATCGTCCATCGCAGCATCAACCATCGATACACCATCAATGCGAAAGAAGAAGGTCGAGGCCTTGTGTCTGACAAGTAGTTTCACAAGGTCGAGCTTCTCGCGTATATCTTCTGCGGGCGATGGAAATCCAGCCTTCACTTCGCCCATCACTAGACTCTCAAACGAAGAGGAGTCATCTACTGCATAAGGTTTCATTCTCTCCATACGAGTACAAAGATAGCGAAAAATGCGTAAAAGTGCGTAAATTTTCTTGTTTACGCATCTTTACGCACCTTTACGCACTGCATCTTCGCATTGCGCACTACTGCGCACCTTTGCGCACCCTGCGCACTTTCGCGCATTCGCGCATCTTCGCGCACTTTTCGCGCACCCTGGGAATGCGTACTCCTGCGTACTGCGTACTTAGTACGCATCAGTACGCACCTACAGCAACTCCCACCCTTTATCGGTGGCGATTGCCTTTTGCGCATCAGTTAGCTTGCCGAGGTTGGTCGTGCCAATCTTGCACTTCAAGCCTTGCCCATTCTCGCAAAGAGCATTGAGCAACGAGAGCAGGCTATCCACCGACAATTTTGCACAACCATTCATCGCGATATCGACATTTATAGTTCCTGCAAAACGCACCTCGACAAGAGACTTACAAGATGTAAATGTCGTATCGATCTGGCTCTTTACATTAGAGAAGTCAAGTGTAGAATATATGGCAGTAAGCGAGGAGCATCCATGGAATAACTCCGAGGCAGATGTAATGCTTCGAGTGTCGAGTCCATCAATCTCTGTCAGTGAGGAGCATCCGTAGAACGCCCACATCATATTCTCGACCGTTGATGTCGGTAGTTGCGGAACATGCGTAAGCGAGGTACACTTGTAGCACATCTGGTACATAGAGTCGAAGTGCGTAAAGTTGAGTGTTGTGGGCAACTCCGTTATCTCCGAATTCTCCTTGAATAGCTGGTAGCCATTGCGCACATGCTCCATTCCCGTTGGGATATTGTAGATGCAGTTGGAGAGCTCGGCAAATGTCGTTGCCGAGCCTACACTGCCACCTTTGTCGATGATAGCATCGGTGATGTAGTCACGCACCACCGCCAGGCGGTTGATTATTTTTGAGAAGTCAGCCATTATCCTATGATGTTAGTTAGAGCATCCGCCAGCTCGTTAAGACCTAGCGACTGCTCAAGTTGTGCGGTTAGTGTTTCGTAGGTTACGGAGTATGCTCCGCCATCGCGGTCAATCTCAAAGCGGTCTGCTCGGTTGAGTGTCGTTGTCTGTTGAAGCTCGGAGATGGTTACTCCCGTTGTGTTGTCTGCCATAGTTTATATGATTGAGAATGGTAATTCAAAACATGTCATCGAGTGGTGGCTTACAATCCACCAACACTTGTCTGCAGAGTAGATGCTCGGCACTGCTATAAACTGTATCAAGCCACCGAAACACTCAATCCTCTGGATTGGGATGTAAGTGAGCATCTCCTCGCTATATCCGAGCGAACAGAGAATGCCTGACTCCTCGTCATCTGTGGCGATGATGACATTCGAGGCGGAGCGTGTGCGTATTGGGCAGTCGTAGATGTTTACAACACTGCCGATGAAGTCTGCCGAGGTTGGGAGGTTTATCCATACGATGTACGAGCCGAAATGAACTTGCTCGGTTATAAGGTTGAAGTTCTTATTTATGGTATACTTGTCAGCTGATCTATCGTAGTCCGTTCCCTCCTCGGATAGTCGTTTGAATGGCACTCGTGTGTAGCCGCTAAATACACCCGTTCCCATCTCGACATGTCCATCCTCGTAGATGCGGGTGGTGGCTTCGGCTGCACTCTCGATGCCTTCCGCACCAGCGAAGAACATCAGCTTGCCATGCTTGGGGTCTGTTGCGCCCGCCAAAGCACAGCCCGCCATACCCGCCACCACCTTTGCGTTACCCTCATCCTTGACACCCACAAAGCCAGAGAGCACCACGCCTGCCTGCCCATCTACATCTGTTGTCGAGTTCTGGAAATTATCGCGCAGGTAGTCCAGGTCGGAGGATGTTGCGGCAGCATCGCGCAGCAGTTTCGTGATGGTGGCACGAGCCTCGTAGTATGCCCCAATATAGGCGAAGTCGTCCTCTATCTCTATGTATTCGGGCGTGGCTGCGGTGTACTTCTCCAAAGCCGTCACAGCCAAAATATAGGCGTTGACATAGGCATCCCAGCTGTCGTTCTTCTTGTACACTCTACGCGCCCTCCCTCCCGCAGTTCGGAGCACTCCGTTCGCCACGCGAAGATACTCCGCTACGAGGTATCGTTCCGCATCGATGAGGAGCTCCTCGTACTCGGCACGGATGTCAGCGAGTCGCTCTCGGAGGTAGGTCTTCTCTACGGGCGATATTACCGAGTCGGAGTTCATCTGTTCGAGCGATTGCTTTGCGGAGGCTATATCCTCCAACATTGTGTCGAGGTCTGTTCCCTCTTCGGGATTTGTGGGGTCAATACGCCCGAAGCGGAGCACACCATCTTTGAACGATATGCCGCAGCCCGTTGAGCGGTCATAGAGCTGAGCATCGCCCGATGCCGAGTCAAACCAGGAGTCGCCCAGCGCATCGGAGATGTAGCCTTGGAGATAGATGTTTTTCAGATAGGCGGAGTATCCTCGCATGTTGAGCCCATGAGCCGAGAGGTTACTTAAATCTCCAAACTGCGCAGCAATGTTGCGTAGGCGTATGCGCCAGTCGTTCATGCCAACGAGGTAGCGTTCGTATGTGCGTGTCGAGTAGTGCGATGTCTGGCGCGTGGTGTCGGTTGTGTTACCAAACGCCACAATGTTCATCGCTTCCGCTGGGTGGTATGGGAAACCCTCGCGCAGCTCGTATCGCCACTCTCCGTAGGTCGAGGTGTTCAAGCACTCCACCAAGCGGAAATAGCAAGTCGTAAAGCCAGCGAAGGTGCGAGTGCCAAAGGAGTCGTCCGAGTCAGTGGTTGGCTCGGTGTAGTTGCCTACCTCCGCATTTTTGAATATGCCCATGCAGAGGTCGTTGGGACGGAGGGAACTTATCTCTCCCACCTCCAACTTGATAACCAGGCGGCAGGTCTCTCTATCGACCAACTCGATGATGCCCGCGCCAGGTGCTGACCACTGATCGCCAACGGTGGTCTCCACACGATTGTAGCGGAACTCTGGCACTTCGAGAAACTCCTCAAGGCGCAGGTTGCGCATATAGGTGTTGCCCTCGACAGAGAGGTCGCCCGACACTACGCCTCCCGTCTTGTCGAGCTTCTTGTCGAGCGAGGATTGCAGACCCTGCACCTCGGCAATCTTGTGGGTGTGAGCCTTCGGAGCGACACGCTCCTGGAGCTCCTTGCCCTTTATCTTCATAGAGGCTTCTGCTGCGGGGACATCGACAATAAACTCGAACTCATCGAACTTGTCGAGCTGCCCTGAGGCTGATGCTAACTCTTTAATGCGTATCTCTGACATTGTTATCCTCCCAAGATTGATGTTTTGAAGTTCTCCTTACCTAATACATAGACCAGGTCACGACCCTTGGCGACAAGCTGTCCGCCAAGGGTTAGTTTTATGTTCTGACCACCGCCACTCGGCAACATAGCCTGCAACTTCGACAGAGGTGCGATGACCTCTGGGTCGGCTATGGCGTTGGGGTTGTCGCCTACGAGGGCGAGTGTTTTTCCATACGCCAGACCTCCCGTTGCCAGGGCAGGAACGCTCTCTTGTGCGTTCTTGTTTATGAGCGCGGTCATTATAGCCGCAGCCGCCACCATCGCAGCACCGATGCCAATGGCTGCCCAGGGATTTGCCAGCACCGATTTGAGTGCCGACTTAAAGGCGATGATCATAATACCGAACTCGATGAGCTGCGCACCTATGTTCTTGAGGAAGTTGGCAAACTGCGTGAGGATCGCCTTCATCAATCCTCCGAAGCCGAGGTCTCCTGCGATAACCTTTCCGAGGGCATCGGCAGCCGCTACGATAGAGTCCGCGAGGAACTGCGACACCTGCTGGTCGAAGCGTTGCATTGTCGAGGCTACGGTCTGCGATACATGGTCGAGGGCGGCAGTGAAGTTCCATCCCTTATTCGTCAGGGCGGTGGTATAGTTCTCGACCATATCCACCGTTGCCGAGAGATTCTTTGCCAGGTAGGTGCTTGTGTTGTCTGCCCAGCCGAAGAGTCCCTCGCGTACCGTAGAGAATATCTCCTGCATCTGCTGTGAGTACTCCGACACCGCCAACTTGATGCCATCCATTTTGAGCTTCGGTGCGGGGAACTCTATCTCGAAGTCGGAGGCGAGGATCGGCTCTAACTTCTCGATAGGTTTGAGGTCTTCGGGTTTGATATCCTGGAGGCGCGAGAGCTCATCGCGTAGCTCGGCAATTTGGGCGTTTGTGGCGGCAATCTCCTCGACCGTCTTGGCGTTGCCCAGCGACTCCTCCAGAGCGCGTATCTGTCGTTGTAACTGCCCGATTAAGCCATTTGCCTCTGCCGCACCCGTTGTTGTCTGTTTGAGTGAGTTGTTATATTGAGCCTGCATCGCTGCAGCATCCTCGGCTGAACGCTTGCGCTGGGTGCGAATATCGGTAATTGCAAGTCGTGTCTGGTGCAGGAGGTTGAGCTCTTGCGCCTGGGCGGTGGTCAGCTCCTTATTGCCTTTCTCGTACTGCTCACGCAGTGTTGCCCACTGCTGGGTGATGGCACGCTCCTTGGCAAGGAGGTCAGCATCGCTATATATCGGGCGCGAATACTCGTTGTAGGTATCGTTGTAGGTCTTATCCTGCGCCTCCTGGCGAGCTTGTCGCGCCTGCTCTGCCTGCTGGCGGGCAAACTCGGCTTGTTGCTGTCGTGCGCTCACGAAGGCTGCACCCAATGCTACCAGGGCGGAGATAACCAGACCTATCGGTCCAGTCATCGCAGTGAAGGCGGCTTTGATAAGCGGAAGCATGGCGAGGAGCTTACCACCCACCGTAAGGACTGGTCCGATTGCCGCAGCAAGCGATGCGATGACAACGATTACCTTCTGCGTTGTAGGACTCAAGTTCTGAAACCAGGTTACCATGTTGGATATCCAGCTGACAATCTTCTGCAAGGCGGGCATCAGTATCATACCGAGCTGTTCGGCAAGATCGCCCAACTGGTTTTTGAGTTGGCGCATACTACCCGCACCAGACTGTGCAGCTGCCTCGGCATAGCCCTGGTAGTTTTCGAGAATATACTTGACCGCCTCGCCACTCTTGAGCTGCTCGGCAGTGAGGCTTTTCAGAGCAGGGATACTCTCTCCCAACTCTCCCGTAAGTCCTCCGTAGGTCTTAGCAAGGTTTTTCACTGCCGATTCGAGCGTCATTCCCGTTGCTGTGGAGAGCTGTGCCGAAGCCTCGATGACATCGTTAATCTGCCTTTCGGTCATGCCCAGCGATGCGAGGTATGCTTGCTGCGCGATAACCTCCTCATCTCCGAAGGTGGAGCGTGACTGCAACTCTGCCGCCTGCGCCATAAGCCTGCGCTGGATATCCTCACGCCCTTTAAGTGCAGTGAGTAGGCGCGTCTCTGCCTGCGCCTGGGTGTCGGCCGCCATAACCGATGCAGTGCCGAGAGCTACGAGAGGCAGCGTGAGCGTCTTGGAGAGCGTCTTACCTACAGAGGTCATCTTCTTCTGAAGACCCTCCAACGACTTCTCCACCTGCTTCGTGCGCTGCTGAAACTCGTAGCTGTCAGCACCAATTTTAATGAGTAGGTCGGCTATTCTTCGGCTCATTTATAAAAAATCACTATCTTTGCAATTGAAACTCGTTGGTCGGTATTCTTAGGAGATGCTAACCGAGTGTTAGTTCTGAACGGAGATCTGGCTTTAACCGAGTTCTGACGAGTTTCTTTTTTTTGTTAATTCGTTCCTTATTTATATATATTAGTCCTCTTGCTTGACGCGTCAGCCAAGGCGTATCATATGATACATTTGCGTTAATTCCTCAAACTTCGCAACTTTAAGGAAGCAAGAGGACTTTTTCTTTTTAAGGTCTACATCGCTGGTAGAGATTCCAGCCACGCAGCACATCATCGACATTGGCTACACGCCCGTTCTCAACACGCGACATTGCCGAGACGATGAGCACCATCTCATCCTTGTTGGTGATGTCTATCTCCTCGTCTGCCGAACGGAAGCAGATGCCTGCCACCTGCTGGATGTAGGCTTCGGTGTTGTTCTCCGAGGCGGGAGCGTAACGGTTGATGATCTGGCGGATGGTCTTCAACCCTCGCACCTTGTAGTAGTGCTCCAGGAGCACGAACATCGCTCGGTAGCCATAGTCGATAGATTGAAATTGTTTGAATGCTGAGTCCTGGGAAGGCTGCACCTCGCCCAGGTACTTGGTCTTGCTGATGCGGATATTGCCAGGATTGTTGTTGCGCAATCCGCGTGGTAGTCGTTTCTCTTTGTTGTTACACATAGTTTTAGGGTTTTGAGTGTTTTCGTTTGCGGAGGTTGTCCATCTCGGCTCGTTTGATAAGCACAGGACACTGCTCTGGTGGCGTAGGGCACTTGTACGCCTGGCGTATGATGATGCGGTCGCATTCGAGCTGCACATCCTTCTCCTCGATGATTATTTCGAGCTTGTCGACCTTCTCTTCGAGCTTCTCCACGCGCCCATCCAGGCGTGTTATCTGTTCCGACTGAATAGCAATGACCTTGTCGGTGTTTTCGAGCTCCGCACCATCAGCCTCGGCATTCTCCTTACGCCTCTTCTGTTTGAAGAATATCAGTGTGCCAAGCAGTCCGCTGGCAAGCACGAAGTTTAAGATGATAGATACGATTTCCATAGGCTTCAATTTTGAGGTACATACTTGTAGATTGCTGTTTCGCGCACGATATAAAGCTCTCCGTAGATGAAGAACATCCCCATTATCGTTTCGTCTTGACCCTCCAAGTTCATAATGCCGTTGAGTTCCTGCTTGCGGATGTCGAAGATGAATGGCGAGTCGTAGCATATAGCCACCTCCGAGAGCGTGTGGTCGCAGTGGTAGGTATGGCGACCGATGCGGCAGACCTGCTCGTAATCGGTTATCGAGGTACGCTTGAAGAGCCAACACATATCATCGGCATTGGTGATGATGAAGTTGTCCGATATGGATACAATGGTGTGATACTTATCCACATACTCCACATTGGCAAAGGTATGAAAGCGCGAGTCCGAGAAACCTGCATTCTGCGAGGTGTTGACAACGATAGCGTTGCCCGCCAGGAACATTCCTAAATTATCCATAGCGTAACCATAGAACATCGAGTAGCCTCGCCCTCTGCGGTACGATGAGTCATCGCGCTCGGGTGGTGCTTCGGGACGAGCAAGGTATATATATTCGTGAGCCTCCTCACGACTGTAATAGATGCCCTTGCGGAGTTGTATGAAGTAACCATCGTAATATGTAGCCCATCCGAGATAGTTTTGTATAATGGGGTCAGTATACATTTGCTTAATAGTACCTCGGTGGTCGCAGTAGTAGAAGACTCCGCGCTCGAAGCGTACAAAGCCATTTTCGGCAGCGAAGATCTCGAAGTCGTAATCCGAGAAGTATATCTCTCGCATTGTGCGTGAGATGCTATCGAAGACGAGGATGCGGCCATCGCGTGTGTGGAACAAGAGAAAGTTCAGACAGCGAATGATGCGCGTGATGTCAAAGTCAAAGGATAGAATCTTGATGCAGTCATCGCCTTCGGCAGGTGTGTCGGGCGAGATAAAGCGGGGCATCTCCGTAAGCTCGCAGTTGTAGGTATCTTCCAGAGCCTGCAGCTCGATGGAGTTTACCGAGTAGGCGGTGTGGAGGTACTTCTCATCCTTGAGCACCGTATTCATATCGAGATGCGAGGCTGTGAAGATGTCGCCCGTTAGTCGCTTTGTTGGTAGCTGCTTGTAGCGCAACGCTCCCTGCACGATATGGCCTACCAGGGTGTCGTAGTTGTTCGCACCCTTGGTGTGCCAAAGGCGAGTTGGGTTACCCTCGCCATCGAGATAGTAGAGCGCGTATAAAAGGTGGTCGTTGGGGATTGCTGGGATGTCGCTAACGGGGAGTGCAATCGACATCTCGACATTGTTTGCAGGGTTTACGAGCGAGTCGTACTTGAGACCTTTGTCGTAGTTGTCGCCCGCATCTATGCTCATCGACATCTGCGAGAAGGTGGCATTCTCCTGGTGCCCCGAGGAGTATGTTCCTCGGTTACTCTGGTAATACTCGATCTTGCCAATAAGCGTCTGGCGGATAAAGAACTGCAATGTGCCATCAGCAGGGATGCCATTTATCTCCACCTTGATACTTTCTGGAGTTCCCGTTTTTACCTCCGAGACGATGCAGGTCTCGCTCTGCGACCACTCGCCCGAGTCGGCAAGGTAATAGGTAGCACCTGCCGCAACAACACGAATGCCATAGTGGACATTGACAGCGTAGTTCTCCGCCACCTGGATGTATCTATCCGATGTCCATTCGCGGTGTGTTGTCTGCAAAGTGAACTCCCATTGTATCGGGAAGTTACACTGCGCCACCTCCTTGCCCTTGGTGTAGATGGTTGTGCCTTTATAAGCATCACTACCACAAAAACACAGCGAGTCTCCCCATTCGCCAAAGTCGATAAAGGCATTAGGATCGTCCCACGCTTCGGGCGAGAAGAAGCCAAGGTGGTAAGCCAAGTTCTCGATGCTCTTGTTCTTGACATCAACAGTAACGGAGCGGAGCGCTGGCACGATGTCGAGTGTCGCCTCGCCCATAACATAGATGCCTGAGCGCCACATATCATCGACCACATCTCGCCCAGAGGATGTGATGACATTAACTCCCTCCTCCGCAACGAGATTTGTGCCATCGTCATCAACGACCACCTCTCCAACGGGTGACTCCGCACCAATATCGAAGAAGGTAACGGGGCGCGAGTTCTGGTACAAGGATACCGCCCTGCGGATATGAAGTGCACCGCTAGACTGGAAGATCTGCCCAGCGAAAGGGAGCAAGCAGAGTTCGAGGATGTCGCGGTAGGTAGGCTCCTCGTAGACATAGTACAAGCGTTCCAGGTCGATGTAGGTCTGGCGCAGAGGCGAGATGCCCTCGTTCATACCCTCGCCATAGAGGTCGAGCCAGTCCGACACCTCCATATCCAGCTCCAGGAGGTCGAGGCAGCGCGTGGTTAAGTTCCACAGCGAGAGCCTGCCCGAGGTGCCTATCGACATCAGGTCTTTGAAGATGTAACTTTCCAGGAGGTTGAAGCCATCGACAGCCTTGATGGTAACGGTGTACGGTGGCGCAGTGAAGGTTTCGGAATAGAGGTCGGCAGTGACAAAGCCACGCCAATAGAGTGCGCCAGAACGGAAGATAGAAACGCGGAACTGACGAGCATCGGAAGTGAAGAGGGACAGATAATGGAAGTTGTCCTTGCAGAGGATATTGATGGTGGCTTCGGAAGCCTTAACGGGAGCATAGAACTCATCGCCACGCGCCTCCCAGGTAATGATGATAGGCTCATCGCCAGCGAAGGTCATCTCCTCGTAGCCACCACTGTAACCACGCTCGGCAATCTCCACGCGCCACAAGATATTGTGGTGCTTGCTGCGCATCTCCGCCCAATATTTAAGTCCGAATTCTGCCATTTATCACATCTTTGCGATAAAGGTAGATTCTCATCGGGCGACAAGAGATGACCATAGGTCACCTATAAAAATGAGCAATCACCGTTTTTGGAAAAATGTAAAAATCGAGGGTGTTTTATTTTGGAAAATTGTAGAATTTGCTATATATTTGCTTTGTAAAAATGCAAAAGGTTATGCTGGAAAGAAAAATATCACGTTACATTGAGCACTTCTATGAGGTGAATAAAGGCGCACTACTGCTTGCTGGAGCGCGTCAGATCGGTAAAACATATTCGATAAGAAAGTTTGCCGAAAAGCACTTCAAGAGTTTTATCGAGATTAACTTCGTAGAGACACCAGAGGCAGTTGAAATCTTCTCGACAGCCAAGAATAGCAACGACATATTATTGCGTCTATCGGCATTGACAGACAAACCTCTAATCAAGGGCGATACGATAATCTTCTTTGATGAGGTGCAAAAGTGTCCAGAGATTGTGACAGCGATAAAATTTCTCGTTGATGACGGTAGATATCGTTACATATTGAGTGGCTCGTTGCTCGGTGTAGAGCTTAATAATCTTCGATCTGTACCAGTGGGTTATATGGACATAAAAGATATGTATCCGCTGGATCTCGAAGAGTTTATGTGGGCAGTTGGTGTGAATAAGGATATTATTGCGGCACTAAAATCGGCTTGGGAAAACAAACAACCCGTAGATGATTTTATTCATCGTAAGATGATGGAGGTCTTTCGTTTGTATCTCATCGTGGGAGGTATGCCAGATGCTGTCAACGCCTACAATGCGAACAACAACCTCCAGGATGTAATGGAAAAACAGAAGGAGATAATTCGTTTGTATCGCAAAGATATCTCGCAGTATGATTCTGCACGGCAACTGAGTATTAAAGAGGTCTTTGACCTAATTCCATCGGAGCTTAACTCTAAAAACAAACGCTTTATCATTAAAGACCTTAACGAGAAGGCCCGAATGGATAAGTATAAAGACGAGTTTTTGTGGCTAAAGGATGCAGGAGTCGCCATACCTGTATATAATATAGAGGAGCCAAAGTCTCCTTTGAAATTGGCAAGTTTGAGAAATCTATTCAAACTATTCTCAAATGATGTAGGCTTGTTGGCGTGCCAATACTCAGATGGTCTTCAATTGAAGATATTGACGGGCGATGACACTATTAACCACGGCTCTATCTTCGAGAATGTTGTAGCGCAAGAGCTACTCGCCCACGGATTTAATGAACTGTATTACTACAATAGCAAGAAGATGGGAGAGGTTGATTTTGTAGTAGAACTAAACGGAGAGGTGTTCCCTATCGAGGTTAAATCTGGTAAGGACTATGCTCGTCATCGTGCGCTTAATAATATCCTTGATTGTGATGAATACACCATCCCAGAGGCTATTGTCTTGTGTAACGATAACTACTCGGTTAAAGGGAAGGTTACTTATGTCCCAATCTATATGATGATGTTTATTCACAAGCGTGATGATGCACCAACCTTATACAAAGTCGACCTTTCTGGATTGAATTAAACACAAATGCCGCCTGCAATGTCGATGCTATTGCAGGCGGTATTTCTTTGTGTAATTACTATTCTATTACGATAAACTTGTCGGCTTCGGGGATTATCGCCAGTCCGCCCCAAGTGCCATGAAGCTGACCGATGGCATCTATATCCTCAATCACGCCCTCCTTGCCATCGTAGCGGTTGTCCTCGCCTTCGAGATGGATGATCCTAATGCGCTGTCCTACCTTGTAGGGACTTTCGCGTTGCTGTTTTGTCTGGTGCATATTGTTGTGTTTTTAAGCGTTAAACCAATCTTCAAATCGCTCGAAGAAGAGCAGCTGGGTGCGTGGACTCATCATATCGTAGTTGCGCATAACTGCCTCTCGCGCCCTGGTGTTCCACTCGGCAGGGTCTTTAATGTCGGGGAAGTATATCGAGTCCACCTGGACATCATCGTACTCATCGAGCATCTCGCGTGACGCTCTCGCAAGGTCGCGCACCTCGTCTGTTGCCTGCACCCAGCTCGTTGCATCGGTTGGGAACTGCTCCAGGAATTTTTCTATCTTGTTCAGCATAGTCGTTAGGTATTAAAAGTTTGTGCCAAGTTTCTTATTTACTCTGTCGATGAGCTTCTGCTCTGCCTCTGCCATCTTGCCCTCCTCGATGCGTGTAGAGTAGCGGGCAACAACCTGGCGTGTCTCTATGTCCAACACTATAATTACCAGGCGGTAGTATCGTGCTTGTGCGAAGTGGTAGTCGAGTTTTGCAATGTAAGCCATATCCTTGTTGTATTAAGTGTTACTCTTCGAGTGCCCAACGCTGCTCCAGGAGAGCGCGGTGCTCCTTGTTAATCTGCTCGGTGCGCTCCTTCAACTTGGTGTATTCGGGTGAGAGTCGCTTGAACTCAGCGGTCAGCTCGTCAGCGCGTTTCTTGATGGTTGCGAACTCAGCCTCAAGGCGGTCAAGCTGGCGGTCAATTTTTGCGATCTCTTTTGCGTTCTTGGTCTTCATAATTCACTCTGTTTTAGTTGTTTATCGTAGTGCAAACATAACATCACTATTTGGAACACGCAAGTTAATTCGGGTTTATTTTCAATAAATAACGACTTTATTTTCAATGTGTTAGAG